GAATTATTTTTAAGTATAGAACTTTCATCTAAAACAACACCAATATAATTAGAACAATCTACATTTGAAAGTTGATCGTAATTTAAAACATCAATATTTTTATTATCAATTACAAATTTACTAAACTCTTTTTTTGTTTGTTCAACAACGGCAAGTGAAGTAAGTACTAAAACATTTCCTTTCGTTTCGTTAACTACTTGTTTTGCCCATTCTAATTGCATTAGTGTTTTACCTAAACCACAATCAAAGAATAAAGCAAATCTACCTTTGTTTAAAGCTGTTTTTACAGCATATTTTTGAAAATCAAATAAGTTATTATTCAATTTACTTTCATCAATATCAAAACCACTTGATACAAATGTTTTCTTTTTTGTTTCTAAAAAATCTTTGTAATCCATAATTAAATATGTTAAATTAAAAAGCCCCATCAAAGTGTAGAGGTCGGATGTCTACAAATTGATAGGGCAATGTCTTTACGTGTTACTATGGTTTCCGACCTAACACTTTGCGAATATAGTAATTAAATTTAATTAAATACAAATATATTGTAATTTATAATCATTCTAAATAAGGTGCATAATTCACGATGTGTACTTAATGTGTTGCGCAATGTGTTGCGTGTAAAAGTCTATTAGTCAATATATTATACTCAATAGTACGAATCAAACACATTTTTTAGCTATTTTTTTTAAAAAAGGGGAAATAAAAAATAAATATTTTGTATAAATAAATAATATAAAATAGGGTGAATATATTATACAATAGATATTTTTTTGAAAAAGCGTACTATTTTATGTTAACTCTTTGATAATTATAAAATTATATAGTACTCTTTTAAGTACGAATCAAAAAAAAAACCGACTTGTTAGGTCGGTTTGCATCAAAACTTTTTTAACATTTGAATATAGCCTTCATCTTCTGCGTATCCTATTTTTTGCAAGAACACATAATAATCGCCTTTAACGTATCTTTTGGCTTGCCAGGTCTTGTAATACTCTACGCAAGCGTCAACGCTCTTAAAACGCATTAAACGACCCTTATATATGAATCCAAACGCATTGTTATATTCGGTAAACGCTCTACTAACTCCATTACCTGTTTCAAGGCGGTATTGTGCGTAAACAATTTCAGGATGTTTTATCCCCTTGTCCTTGATTTGCTGTAAAGTCAATTGAGCGCCACAGATACTGCTCATCAGCAGAAAGCTCGTCATAAGTAGGGGCTTGATAAATGTAATTTTCTTCATAATATGCTTCGTTTTTATGCCCGAAATATAGGCTTGTTATATACTTTTTTCCTTCCCATGTTGCGATTGCGTGTCCAACGGTCGCAATGGGTACGTTTAAATGTTTAGCGATGTCTAACTGAATCCATCCCGCTTCGAGCATGTTACGTACACGCTCGTAAATGTAATCATAGTTCGAAGGGTTTCTCACAATAGCAATTTATTAAAATGTTTTGAAATGGTGCGTCTTGGTCGTAATCTGTAACCATGTACTCACCAGACCCACCACATGTGATACATTTGTTTATTTCTGCAAACTCATCAAACTGTTCTAATTCCATCGTTGTACAGATGCGGTCTCCTATTTCATCATACACTAAACCGTCTTGTATATATAAACGCTCTCTAAAGTCTTCAAATGATGCGTATACACTATCAGCATCAAGGCTTACAAATTCCACGTCTGAAGGCATAATTAACGTGTCTACTTTGAATATTTTTTTAATTAACTTCTTCATAACTTCTACCTATTAAATAACAACCTAATAACCCAAATCCAATCCATATTGCTGTGGATGTATTCCAGTAGCGATTAACAAATGCTACAATTATAATGCAAATCAATGCGTATAATAAAGTTCTAGCGTGCTTCATGACCCATAATTTTTAAGATGAATAAATAATTTTCTCCGACAACTTTTTGAGTTTCGGTTACTAGCGCCTTTGAATAAGGAATTTTGTCGAATCTATTACCATAACCTAAAATCTCTCTGATTTCGGTAATTTGGCTTTCAATTAATTCTGCTGTTTTCATTTTATCTCGTTGTTTACTTCTTTTAATAATTCTACTGTTTTTCTGCTTCCAATTATCTCTGATACTTTACCAATAAATAACTGATGTTTTAACTTTTCTTTTTTCTCAATTTCTTTGGCTTGTTCAATATATTCAGACATTAAATGATAACCTCTATCTTTACAGATTTGTTCTAAAAATTCTACTGCTGATTTTCTCATTATCTTAATAATGTTTTTAAATTCATTTCTATACACAAACTAAAATATTTTTCAATAAGATTCTTATAAGATGAAAAAGTAAGAGTTTTACATCCTTGTAAGTGAGTATTAATATAAATATAATACTTTCTTCTTTTTTTATCTTCTTTCATACCTACCATCTCTGTGAATCCGTTAACTTCAGTGTAACAATATTCTGTAAATTCTAAATTTTCCATTATCTGCAAAGTATTAAATAATTAGCTGAAACCTCCAAGTAATCTTGGTAATATTGTTGTCTTTCTTCTTTTGATAAATTTTTATCATTCATACATTCAAATAAAGCGTCCATTACTTTTTTTGATTTGTCTTTTGCGATGTTGTTTACTACTACTTTCATGTGTTTATGTTTTTAATTATGTTACAAATTTAAACATTTATTATTAATACGCAAACTTTTAAGCAAAAAAAAAGCGATTTATTTCTAAACCGCTCCAAAACACATTGTAAATATACTAAAATTCCTCCAATAAACAGTACGTTATTCTATTTTGATTTTTAATCATGTTAATGATCATGCTGTATTGCTCTACATTATTACACACTTGGCACCCTGCTGAATAACCACCAATGTTTTCACCTATTTTTTTTACGGATAAATCATTTGAAATGCTATGGAAGTTTATCCCGTAACCACTGCCTTTAATAGGTATTCCGATTTCCTCACTTTTACCATCCCTATCTCCGTCACGGTATACAATAAAAGTACCCACCTGTCTTAATGCTGGTTGTTTCCCTTGATGTAAACCATACGCCCAAACATCGTAATACCATTCGTTAGACTTAACAACCGCAGCACCTACCTTATTATACTTCAAATATCCACCTTGTAATATTGGTGTGCCGGGGTTAGTCGTGCCTGTAACAACCTTGACAAATTGTTCACCATTGAATAAGTAGAACTTGTCGTCGTACTTGTTTGGTGCATCCTCATTTGACCTAACTCCTACTATCCAATAACCAACAGGAATAGTTTTGAATGACTTTAACTCTTCTACTCTATCGAGTAGTTGGTCTGTTGTGTAATTTCTAACGTTGCTCATCGACTGTTAATTGAGATAATACTCCTGCTACTGAACCAACCGCAACCATATAAGGCGCAATTGCTAAACCAAAAGGCGGTGCGATTAAAACCGCTCCTAAACCTCCGATTACTATTCCTACTGATTGCACTTTTTTCCAAAAGTTGGGTGTCGGTGCGTTCCATCTATTTTTTAATAACTTCAAAACTTCCATCTGTATATTTTATCATGTAATTACTTGAGTCGCTCCAAACCGTTTGAACGACCTTATTGTTGATTACTTGCCCCTCGTAGAACTTACGTTTCATATAGGAAATTCTGTTATTATGGGATTGTAGTCTATTTCGGGTAAATTCCAACCAAATAGTATATCCGTTGTGCAATTAAAATATTCCTCATTTGAAATAAACCATACACCGTTAACATCCAATGTTGGGTTAAAAAATTGAACACCGTCATAACTTTGACCTACTAAAGTGTTTTTTTGTTCTGTTGTTAATTGTCTTACTTTCATTATACGTTACGAGATAAAGTTGTTTGAAATGATTGTACCGCTGAGTAGAAGTTAGCTGCCTCTGTGTCTGTTAAACCATCACCGATTGATGCAAATGCTGTTTCCTTATCGTCAAAATTTTGTGGCGAAGATGAATCACTTCTTGCGCCTATAAATATGGAATAGGAGTTAGCAATTGCAATAATTGTAGTTGTATTAGTAGCAATGAGTGAGGAATTTTTATATGCTTTAATAGAATTATTTGACGCTCTACTTACAACATAATATCCAGTAGTATTAGTATTCGAATACTGTGCAAATGCAGTATTAGAATCAATTATCCCATAAAAATTTTCATCTGTAAATCGTAAAAACATCTGATGTGATGTTGTAAAACTAGGATTAGTCGAACCCATTGAAGCCCTATTAGCTCCTGCGGTATTACTCCTTGAGTAAAAACTTAAATGACAGTTATTTTGTGTTAAATTGCTTTGTGGTGTTAAATAAGTATCAGCATACCCTGTTGTACCATTAGGTAATGCTCCTGTATTTGAATGTGTCCATCCACCGTTAAATACTAATCTATAAGCAGCATCTAAATCACGCGGGTCTTTCAAATTCCATTTGTGACTTGATGCAGTGCCTCCAACAAATGGATAAAGTGCTTTCATTTTAGACCAAATGTTGTAAGTTTTCAAATCAGTTACAAGCGAGTTTATCGCTGTTTTTTGGGTATTGTCTGTAATTGCAGAGGCTGTTATGAATGAAAGTGCATCCGCGTCAAACGAAACGCCACCACTACTACTTACTATTCCGTGACTTGCTAATATCATTTAAGTATTGTTTTAGTTTAATTATATTTTCTTCTTTTGGTTTATATTCTTTTTTTTTCTTCATAAATACCAATTTGTTAGATAGTTATTATGTTGTGGATATACATCGCCATTTTCGTTTGTTGTATACTCAGGAAACAAACTATTGTTTTTACAAATATAGTCTAAAAACCTTTGCGAGTAACTTTCTGCAATGCGTTTTTCTTTTTCAATTAAGTAGTCAACTTCCTCTTTCGATACAATTTCGCTATTCTCAGATTGGTGCTTATATATCCCTTTATTTGAAATTGTGTAAGCGCAAAAAGGCAAATATTCAACCATTGTAAAATGGATCAACATAGGCTTTAAATACGACCTTACAAGCGTTATGTAATTACCTGCAAGCGCGTTGTTGGTAATATCTGTTTTAATCTTATCCAATAGTTTAGAACCTGTGTATTGTTGAATCCAAATGTTTTGAGCAACCAACACAAATTGAATCACTTTATCAACGTCTGTATTTGCGTTTAAAGAAGTATATTCTTGTAAGTCTTTTTTTGATATTAATAGTGCTTCTGCCATGTCTTAAAATTATTTAGGTAAAAATCCCTTGTTAGGCATATCAATCGGTCGTGTGTAAACTTTTTTGTCGTTCACGGGTACAATCTCACCAAGTTTGCGAGCTATGGAAGGTCTAAACTCCTTCATGTATTTTTGTGCAATTGGTGAATTAACATCCGATTTTCTTAAATAAGTTTCACGCACCCATTTATGGTGGCAAGCTCCTGCGCCTTTGTAGAAAAAAACATCGTATGTAGTCGCTCCACGCGGTCCTAAACCTCCAACTGTACCATCTGAACGTGTACGTGTTTCGTTTACAATTTCATTACTCATTCTAACAATGTCTTCTTTTCTATAAACTTTATTAGCTTGAATCATTTTTCTACAAAACAACCTTGACTTTTCAGTTATTTCACCAACGTATCTATAACGATGCTTGAAAAGTTTACCGTCTTGTATTGATGTTGCGTTTGGTCTTGCCGTACCCGTTTTGACAAAATTAAAAACCTTAGAAAGTGTTGTAGGGTTGTTAAGTTTTTCAAGCTCTGCATCCAACTCATCCTCTAAATCATAATCAACCTCTCTGCTATCAACTAACACCCATTCATCTAAATCAATGTCTTCACCATATTTCGCAACATCTAATTCGTCTTGTGCGCTCATTTTAACTTCTTGGACCGTTTGTGGCTCATCGCCTTGTAAAGGGTTCAATGTTTTAAACTTTAGGTTAAGAGAAACACCATTAAATGATAACACTTTTTTAATCATTTCAGTGATTATTTGTTGTTTTGGCTTTATAACCATGTTTTCAAATAACAACGCCCCTGTTTTCATTTCGTCAGCATTACTACTAAATCCTGTCGCAACCGATACACCAAATAATAATGGAGTAGTAACGTTATGTGAACGTAATATTTTGAACGTAGATTCTTCACTCAAATATTGGTAATGGTCTGGAGCATCATTTAAAGGTATTGAATCAATTGTTGTTTTGGTAGCTTCATTTTCATTAAAGGATATTACTACTTTCTTACCTTTTGAACCTGTAAGCTTACTAATTACTTGAGCTGAAATTTCATCCTTCATCTCGTCAGTTGGGGTGCCGTTGTTAAAGTTTATTATACTTGTTGGTGAAAAAGAGTTACTAACCTCATTTATAAGGTATTCAGCCATTTTTTCTTCTAACAATGCATAATCAATTCCCCCTTGATAATCTACATTTGAAAAGTATTTCATCCCAGCACTATAAGGCGCCAAATATAAAATCTCTACTTCTTTTTTTGAAGTTCCAAAAGAATCGAATCTTTTAGGTACATATTTTTTAGGGTCAGTCCAATTGTCTGAATAGAAGTAACCCACAATATCACCATCTTCATTACATTTTTCAGGTCTTAATAATTGAATAGGCGTGTGGAAAGCCCTTGTAATTGCTTTATGTCCCTTGTCGTAATGAATCTGTAAGGCACACTGCCCTAATGCGTACAAATCGAATATAATACGTCTTAAATCGTCTTCCTTTAATATAGATAACAGTTGCGCCCATTCGTTTGGCTTCATCGCGCTATCCGTAGCGGTTAACCCTTGACCGAATATTAATCGACAAATATTATTTATAACAGCGTTGTTAGTTGCTGAATTACTATAACGGTCAATTAAGAATTGATAGTAGTTATTATCTGCTCCATATTCTACCCATTCGTTGCGATTATTTTCGACAATTACAGGAGCTGTGTATGAAGATAGTTGTATAATGTTATTATTCATAAATTATAAATTCGTTTGTTGTTACCGTTTGTGTGAAGTTCGAGATTGGGTTGTTCGTGCAAAATATACGTCCGTAAAATCTAATGTCGTTGGTTTTACCTATTTTACAAACATACGTATGTCCTTCTATTAATCCAAAGGTAGCGGTCGCCGTATGGTAATAATCACCTGTTGCGTATGAACTAATATTAATCGTTGTGGTGACGTTTGTTTGTTCGTCTGTAAGGAATATCTTGTCTGAATTCCCCGTGCCTTCACGTGGGATAAAATAAACCGTTTGCGGTGATGTGGATGTTGTTAATACTATCATGTAATAGTATAACTAAAAAAGAGTGTTTTTGTTGCAAAAAAAAAAGAGGGGTGTTTTAAGCCCCTCCGTGTATTAACTTGTAACTATTATACTTGGTGATTCAACAGGATTTGTAATGTCACTGTAAAAAGATGCAGTTCCGTTTTCAACAAATTGCGATGGTAGTAGCTCTTCCCCTTGGAATGTCAAGGAATAACCGCTAAAATCACCAAGCGCCCCACCATTATTGATGCTTCCTGCTGTTAAATCACAACCTCTTAAAAGTCCAACTAAGAAAAATTGCCCTTCGTTGTTTTCAACTAAAATTCTTGGCTTTGCATACGCTAAAGTTTTTACAGCGTTGTGTGTTGCAATGTCTTGTTTTTTTAGTTTAATAGTCAATGTTTGCCTAAAGAATGTTGTACCGTTTTCACGCGATGAAACTATCTCTTGGTCGTAAACATTTTCGTTAGATTTCAACTCAAATTTATAAAGGTATTGCACAAAATTCACATATTCAATAGTTTGGCTAAAGTCAGTATCAACTACAAAAACGTTACTGAGACCTGGAACAGTTTCTTTATAAATGAATGTTGGCGTTATATCTTCATTAATAAAGTATACGTTACGTAGCCCTCCAAGGCTATCCTTACAAGGCTCTGAACGTCCAAGTGTTATTAAACAAGCCATGACTAAGCAGTTGTTACTGTTGCACCTGTGAAACAATCAGAAACAATAGTTGTTGAACTTGTTATGTCTGTGAATGGTGCCGGTAAAGCCTCTTCCGCAACGAAAGTTAAACTGTAACCATTAAAATCACCAAGCGCCCCACCATTGTTGATACTTCCTGCTGTTAAATCAGCTCCTCTAAACAATCCCATAACAAAAAATTGTCCGTTATTATTCTCTACTAACACGTGAGGTCTTGAGTAAGCCAATAATTTGATTTCTTTGTGAGTTGTAGTATCTTGTTTTTTCAGTTTAATTGTTAACGTTTGACGAAAGAAAGTTGTCCCTGCTTCACGGCTTGAAACTATTTCTTGGTCAAATACATTTTCGTTAGATTTTAACTCGTACTTATACAAGTTATCCACGTTTGTTACTGCTGTTATTAAATCGTTTGAAAAAGTCACATCAGATGGAACTATCTGAAAATTAATGAAGTACACCGCCTTGAGTCCTCCGATTGCCTCTTTGCACGCCTCCGCGCGTCCTATACTTAAATTACAAGCCATAAAAATAAAGTTTAAAAAAAAAGGAGGGAATATACCCTCCCCTTAATTGGTTAATTGATTAGTTAATTAGTTAGCTGCGTTTGGAATATTGTAAGTAACAATGTCTGATACTGAATGGTAATTTACAGCCATACCCGCACGTAATACAAATCTTACATTTTGCGACCCGTCTAATGGTGCCATGTCAATTAAAGAAACTTCATTTGTATCGTTTAATAAACCACAACCGAAAAACAAGTTTGAAGTTTCAGCAGCGATCGCAGTGTTAGCAGCTAACCCGTTAGCAACGAATAATGGAATACCATCGAAAGTTAAAGCACCACCGTTGTACCATTGTGTTCCCTTAGCATATGTACCCGAATTTGAAGTAGCAGCTACTGAGAAACCACCCAACGCTCTAATGTAAGCCTTCATAACACCTTGAGGAACGTAGATTTTCAAGTCTGGTGAACCATATAATGCAGCAGGAATTGCATCAACAATTTTACCTAATTCAGCGATTACCGTAGCAGAAGCAGAAATAGCAGAAGAACCCGCAACCTCATTCGCAGTTGGTAAAGCAGCATCCGCAGCCAATAATGTAGCGATACCGTCAATTTGACCCGCTGTTGCGTTAGCACCTCTCCAAATAGAAACCTCAACAGATGAAGCAACTTTATCAGTGATGTAAGCTAGCAAGTAGTCAACAAATGATTTTGCCAAAACTTTGTTTGCACTGAAGCCCATTTCTTCAGCTTGAAAAGTAGCCAAAAAGTCTTTTTTACACAATTGTAAATTAACTTGAAACTGCTCTAAAGTCAAACTTCTTTCAGAAAGTGTAACGGTAGATGTAGCATCAAAATCACAAGTTGCGTTCTTTAAAATGTCGTCCGTTCCGATTTTAAACATTGTTGTTTTGTAAGCAATGTTAGGAATGATAGTCATCCCCCCATTTGCTAATGTGTTACCGCTTAATAAAGCAGCTTTTACCCATAGTTTGGAATCTTGTCCAGCATATGAAGTTGAAATGTTGATTGTTGTAGCCATTTTTTATTTGTTTATTTGTTGTTGTATACTTCTTCTAAAATCTTATCTCTTGTTGATTTACCTGTGTTTGTCGCTAAATCCATATGCTCAATTGGTTTTGCGTTTTCAGGGTTATGCTGAATTGGTTTTGGCTCAGCAGTCAACTCGATTACTTCGGGAGTCATTGCAGCTAACTTAGTTTCAAGCTCAGCAATTTTTGATTCCATTTCGGCGAAGTGTTGCTCAGTAATTGACACAACTTTTTTAGGTTGCTTTACCTCAACTTCTGGAGTCACATCAGCCTCAACAGGCATTTCCTCTTCTTCCGTTTCTTTTGGCATTTCTTCAATAGCTGCAATCATTCCTTTTTCTTCTACGATAAGTAAACGACCGTCTTCAAGTTCATAATTACCAACTTCCAAAGGAACAGGTTCACCTTCAGGAACTACAATCATAACACTAGCACCAGGTTCAAATGAATCGGCCTCGATTACCGTGTTACCATCTACTAACTTCATTTGCTCTAACTTCACCTCCATACCCAGGAAGGTCTTGATAGTTTTTAACGCGTCTTTTATTTCTTTAGTCATAGCTTTTTTCTTTAATAACTTTATTAACCTCTTTCTGTTGTAATTTGCCTCACTTCAATAGTGTGGTTTACATTACTAATTGTTTGTTGTTGTGTACTTCCAACCCCTTGAGAGTTACCATCGCAACACTCTTTACTGTACGTGCCGTCTTTACATTGGCATCCTTTTTTTCCTCCTTTTCTCATAACATTAATATATTACCGATTTCATTTGTAAACTCTTTAAACTCCTTAAAATCAATCTCTGTACACTTGTTTTCTTTTACAAAGTCTAAACCAATGTAAGCCACAAAATTTTCTTTCTTGAAATATGGTGCTATACATATCGACTGAATCCCTTGCCTTAATAAAGACGCTTTTGTAGTATGCTCTTTAATGCTGTTCACGTCGCAATAGTTCATTCTTTCTAACATGATTTGTTGTAAGAACATCGGGTACAAGCTAACGGGAATATTCTGTAAATTATGAGCTTCCGAGCTAATACCATTGTTGCAAACTTCAAATGTCATTGATTGATGGTTACGGTGTGTTCCATCGTAGTATTTAATCGTGTTGTGAAATTGAAATATATAAGCTCTATCAGCATCGTATTTTATCATCAACTCGTTAAGCATTTGCTGAATCAAAACATTGTTATTAATGTCTTTTTTCACCTCGTCAACACTTTCAATTTTTTTAACTACTACTTGAGTAACCAATGACTTGTAATAAAAAAGAATGAAAGCAAGCAGAATTATAATTAGCACTATTGTTTTTGTCTTCCTGATTTGCTCTAAAATGTACTTGATTTCATTCATAACTATATAACCTTTCTTTAAGGTCTTTGTTGTAAATTAGATGTAGTTGTTAATGATAGTTTCCTGTGCTGTTATTTCGGTTGTTACATCAGCATTCAAAACCTCATTTCCTACTCTGATTATATTTGAGTAGCTGCTCTCTACATACGTGTAAGCTCCCCTTACTTCTTGGTATACCTCTATCATGCCAAACAGTTTAATGTTAATTGTGAAATATCAAAACTGCAAGCGTTTGATGTCGCTCCCGAAGTTCTAACCGCCTGCATTGTTATCGGTGTAGTATCACTTGGTAAATCCGTAGTTATTGACCCCTCAACTGTTACGTTGTTTTCCAACGAAGTAACTTTGTAATAAACAGTCATTGAATTAAATGGGTTGTACAATTCAAAAACAAAAAAATCAGTTGCTGCACTTCCTGTTCTATTTGCAGGAAAATTAACTCCTAAATCTATCTTTGTAGCTGTACCTGTTCCATCGTTATGGAATACTTGTAAATTAGTATCAGAAGCATCCGAACCAATTCCGATAATATTTAATAAACTTTCAACCGTAACAGTAGAGGAAATCCCTAAAGACGCTGTTGTTGCTGTCATTCCGTAAAATTGGCGCGCCCCTGTATTTAAGGCTGTATCTGAAATACCAAATCCAACGCAAAACCTCCAGCCCATGTCTATAATATTAAACGCACTTGTTGACCTGTACCCACAAATACCATTTGCTGCAGGTGTTGAAACACCAATTTTTAAACGCGTCTTTTTCGTTTGCATGGAAGTTGTTGATACCGCCACCGCTGTTGCTGTACCTTGTAGTGTTCCTGTTGCAATGTTTTCAGAAAGTACGGTTGTTGAATTGTGTTGCGCTCTGTAACCCCTTGCAATTTCTGAACTTCCAACAATCCAATAGTTTTCAGCTAATAATTTAGCGTCAATTTGATTCTCAACCGCTTGAGTTGTTGGGTATTTAGTGTTATTTATTACACTAAAATTTGTAGCCTTGTTTGCTAACACTTCGAAAGCCGCAACATCATAAATTATTTCTGAAATACCACTTGATGTACGTGTGTATATCTTTCCATTTGTTGTGTTCATATAGAACTCACCAATGTATAAATCAGTGCTTAACCACGTTCCATCCCTATGGTCTGAACTTGCGGGAATGGTAGCAATACCAACACCCTTCTTTATTATTATTCGTTTTGTTATATCGCTCATAAATTATATATGTCTGAATTAATACTCGCACCAACGCCCCCTATTAAACTATAAACGTCTTCATCTGCACTTGTGCCACCAAATAAAATACCGTTGTCTTCATCAAAAAAACTTGATAACAATACTTTTTTAGGTATATCACTATCAATAGGTTGTAAAAATAAAGAGTCACTATCCAATGCGGTAGTGACTTCTTTAAACCTTATAAACGAAGGTATTAAGCTCATTATAAAGCTAAATTACCAAACACATACGCTTCAGTTGCTGAAATAAACAGAATTGTCGCACTTGAATATTGGCTATTGATTTTCAATTTACCTCCATCACTTCTTAAAGTCATTCCAGCACCTGCAGTAATTGTTGTTTGACCTGCTCCATATTGTGTAATCAAAATTTGATTTCCTGCAACAAAAATATTAGCAGGTACAGTTAACGTGTTTGCAGTTGCCTTGTTCATTTCAATAGTTTTTAATTGGTCAGCATAAACCAATGTATAACTATCCGTTTTTCTGCTTAAAGTAAGCTTTGAAAGTGCCTTTTGTTCTCCGTATTCAGTAAGAGGACTAAAAACATTTTCAGAATCATATATGTACGTTTTACCTGTTGCTAATACCTCAATTTTTTGACCTATTATTAAAGGAGTAAAGACCCATGTTGTACCGTTATACTCAGCAATTGTATATGGGTTTTCAGCTGCCACACTCATAAGGTATCTATTACCCTTTGTTGCAGTACCTACTGTATCAACGTAATCAAGAACTTGCGTAGCATATTCAGTCATACCACTCAACGGTAAAACACTTCCATCAGCATGGTATTTTAACTTTCCATCTATGTAGTGGATAGTTCCGTTTTCTTTTACGATTCCACTTTCGGATGCAAGTACGTCTGGCTGCACCTTCCATGTTGCGTTGTTAATCGTTTGCGTGTTGTCAATTATTGTTACTCCCATTTTATATTGATTTTAAAAGTTCCTTAATTTCGTTTATTATATCCTCGTGGCTTTCTGCTTCAAGTTGATCTAAGCCATCAAATTTTCCTTCAATACTAAACCCTTTGAATTTACCGTCTTTGATTTGTTGCCAAACCTCTTCATTGTAAACTTTCATCTTAACAACCCATGAACCTTTAACAGCATCTAATTTGTAAATGTTAGACTTGTCGTGTTTCTCGTCTTCAACTATCCAACTTTCGATTAAGCTAACACCCTCAACATTGTGGTCGTGGTCAACTGTTACGTTATTATTGTAATTCTTTTTTAAGTAAAGTTCTTGAACCTTTGCGATTGTCTCCTCACTAAATGATATCGTAAACTCCTTATCTTTGATGCGTCTTAATATCTGTTTGTTAGGCACTAATGCAAGCCCCACAACCTCACGTTTTTCATCGTTGGTAACTTGTAACTCAACATCCAATGTGCTTAAAAAAATAAACGTCTCTTCAATGGCAGGGCGGTCTACTAATGAAATTGCGAAACACCCTTGATCATCGTCTTTAATTGTTAGCTCTATGTTCTGCATATCTTTATAACTTAGAATTGATTAAAATGTTGCATTTCTTACTCTATTACGGTCTAAGGCTTGCGCTGTTGACACTTCACCACTTACTACATACGCTTTAATAGGCTGTTGTTGTAACGCTCCTAACTGCATTTGTGGTTGCGCTTGTATGATGTCAAATGACGGTGTACGTGGTGCCGTTGGTGTGCTTGTTGCTGTATCTCCACCGCTTCCGCCTTGGAATTGTGTTGCTGCAATTTTCGCGATGTTAATACCGCCTGTTGCCGCTGCTATTCCTGCTTCTAAGAATTGCGCTCCAGTTGCAAGTTTTAAAGGGTTACCACCTGCTGTTAATGCACCCGTAACAGCGTTTGCAGTGTTCATAATTGCAAGCCCTAAACTCGCTGCCTTATTTATTTGAAATGCTTTGCGTTGTTCTGCTTCGTTACCGTTTGCAAATAAAGTTGATAAGTCTGCTAACACCCCAAATGCTTGTTGACCCATTTGTATTTTCTTATTCTTAACCTCTTCAGCTAATTGCTTTTCACGTTCAGCATTTTCCTCGTCAATCTTTTGTTTTTTATTACTTGTTTCAATTTGTATTTTCATTAACTCATCAGCATCAGAAATCGCTTTTGCAGTTATCGAATTTGGGTCGTCATCTAACTTTTTAGGCTTTAACCTTAAAGATTCAGTATCTTCTTGGAATTTTAAACGTTTATTAAAATACTCTTCATAGGTTTCAACTTCTTTTTGTAAGTTTTCCTTTAAGTCTTTATGTGTTTCTTTAAAATTTTCTTTCTGTTTTGTAAGTGTGGATATGTTAAGCTCTTGTTGTTTTAACTTTAACTCATCATTTTGGTCTTTTTTAGCCTTTAAAATAGCATTTCTTTGCGCTAGAAAGACCTTATACTCATTATTTAAAGCCTTTGCCCTATCCCAATCTTCATCCACATAAGCCTCGATATACATATTTCGCTTGTCTTTAAGCAATTTATCAAGCTCTGCAACCGTTCTTTTCTGTACTTCTACACGTTGCTTTTGACCTTTTTTCTCAATGTTTAATAATTCTTGCTCACTTGCACCTCTTGCACGCGCTAAACGTAACTCAGCAGCTGTATTTTTATCTATTTGTTCGGTATTTCTTTGATATTTTATGTTAGCTTTATCAATTTCACTATTCAAAGCATTTTGTCGACGCTCTAATTCCTTAGTACCGTCAATCCATTCCATTATTTTAGGTAATAGAAACCCGATAGTAACCACCAAAGCGCCTATACCCGTAGCTATTAATGCACCTTTTAACGTTGCGAATGCTGCTACAACTTGATTTTTAACAACTGAAGCTAACTGAATAAATGAATCCTTTGCACCTCCTAAAGCTTGTAACCCCTCTGCTAAAGCCATAGCACTCTGAACCTTTAAAAGTTGCTCTTCTACTTTCTTACTTTCAACACCAACAAGTCCTAAAGCTCCCTGATAAGCAGCGAACCCACTTGCAACACCACCTAACGATGAAGATAACGCTTTGAATTTCGCATCTGGGTTAAAGGCATCTGTTAAGGCTTTTGCATCTTCAATTTGGTCTTTTAATTCCGCTGCTCTTTTCGCCGCATTTGCTGCTTCTTTAGACGTTACACCGAACTGCTCCGACAACTTCGCTACTTCCGCTTGCGCCTCTCGTAGTTGTGATTTAAGTGAACCTAAATTATTCTTAACCTCTAATTCAATTATTTTCTTTTCTGCCATTTGTAGCTTGTTTTAAGTATAACTCACGTTTAGCCTGTTTGTAGCTTTCACGCACCGAATTAGTAAGTTTATATTTCCCTTTAGCGATGTCGATAATTTCGCTTTGACCGTAGAAATCATTAGACTTCAATAGTTGTATAATTGTGTTAAGCATATCCTGTTCCTTTTTGTGTGATTGTTGTATATACCTCTCCATCTTTATAAATGTCAATTACTTGGTCTTGAGCGAATGGATTAAACGGTAAAGTAAATGTATGTAATGTATCAGCTGTAAACGTTACACTTCCTAATGGAAAATCAAATGTAGCACTTAGCACATCGTTACCTAAATAGATAGGCATCTCAACACTACTCCCCACTTGAGCCTGCACAGGTATATTAATATTAGCAATAGGTCTAAAATCATTGATTAAAGACAAATCAACTTCACCGCTTGTTAAGTTTACTTTCATCTCATTAATTATATATCGTTTGTCACGTATAATCAAACGGTCATTTAGCTTTAAACTTGTAAGTAGTGAAATTGGAAACAATGCTTTAACCTTTGTTAGTCTGTTTTGTTTGTTAAATAAGTTTTGTAAGTAAGGATTGTAATATTTTGAGTATAAAGAATTATCTATTGTCACACCATTAAATGCGCTTGGCTCTGTTGAAAAATGATTTGAATAAACAGCATTGTTGTACGTTACTTGATTGCACAACGGTCTGTATTCTGTTAGTAAACTTGTTGTGCTACCATCGTTAAAATAAAATGAAGTAGATTGGTACTGGTCTAAGTAAAGTAAAATTGGTTTATTATCGTAATTATCTACAGCTGTAGACTCATTTAACAAGTAAGCAACGGGCGGCTCAGTAACATCTGTTATATCTTCTTTTACAAAGTAAATGTTTTCAAACGGTACATCTATTTTGTAATCCCCTCCATCGTAATTAGGAAATGATTCTTTAACACTTCCAAACTCCCGAGTTGCGTTTGTTGTTTCGTTAAAATATTTTTCGTTTAAATAACTTTCTGACTTCTCATAATCAAAAGATATTTCCTTGTAAAGTTTATGTCGCTCTATTGTTATTTCATCCGTATCAACATATTCTGTAATATCCACAACCGCACCCCTACTATACCAATCGTCTAACGGCTCTACTTGAAATTTGCCTATTGATGTAGCGTAACAAGTCAAATTAAACATTTTAAATATACCACTTATAAAGTCACTAACTTTAATGTTAGGAGCGTATACGGTTGGATTTACATAAGGATTCCCAAAAGTTTTTACAAATGCAGCGGTGTTTAAATAACGCCCTGACTCAATACCATTTAAAGGGTTGTAGTCACTTCTATATAATTTAAAATTTAGAGTAGCAGTGCCAGGTAAATTAGTTCGCACTTTGAATTCTAATTTGTTTGAGCCTACTAATAAACTTGATGAAAAAACGACCTCGCTTTGTGTTAGTGTTGTTGTGCTTATAAATTTACCATTTAAAAAAGTGTCAACATAAACCTCGAAATTTAGGATTAAAGAAACGTAATTTACTACCACAGATACACCTGACGCATTTGTTACATCAATATAAGTACTATAAATATTAGCTCCCGAAATACTTGAAAAAGTTACGTTTTCTGTAGCACTTAAAGTATTAAAAGTTTTAGCATTTTTTAACCATAAAAACAATTCTGTAAATAACTTTTGATTGAAAAAATTAGAGTCAAATGTTACGTTATATTTTGTTTGTATAGCTTCAAAAATACGCTTAACTTTCAATGCAGGAAACAACTCGTTAAATCTAATTGCCCCGCTTGATGTATCTATATCTGTATTGACTCCTACTCCATAAGTCCATTGCTTAGTGGATGAAATCAAAGGAAATTTAACATCTTGTGAGCTTGCGTTTATTAACCTTGCTTTTACAGCAAAACCACTATAAAAAAAACCGTACGAACTCAAATCTAAATCCTTTAGAGTATCATCCCCAAACTTATCCTTTAAGCTCGTTAAATCACCGTAAAACGTTATTGAATAACTTTCAACACGTCCTTTAACAACGTTCGAACTCTCAATTGATATTTTCCCACTCCTAAATGGTATCGTTCCTATTTCTATAAATCCGTTGCGCTTAATGTTAGGGTTGTCGTTTGCATCAACGTCTGTTTGGTAAAAATGTTCAAACAGTCTATTATTACGTGGTGATGCAGGAATGGTAAACGACTGAGTAAAGTCAGTGTAAACCTTTGCTAAATCTTGAATATTTTGGATTGAACTATTAATTTGAATCTCTTCATCGTTAAACAACTCTAGCTTTTCATAGTTGCCTGAATCCGCTATCACTTCTATATATACGTCTACCTGTCTCATTATACAATGCTATTAATTAAGTCATAAGCAAATTCAAATTCCAAACTATAATTAATCTGTTTTGTATTTATAGACTTATTCAGTTCAATTGATTTAGTTTTAAGAATAGCAGGCTTTTCGTCTACTAATACCTTTTCACTTAACATCAATTGTTTTAAGTTGTCCTTAAAATCCTCCTCTACCCATCCACTATTGACCTTTATACTTTGTTTTCCGTTTTGGTTGTACGTAGTTCTTTGACCACCAGTCAAACTATAATTATACGGTTGCATTAAGTTGTAATCTTTATTAGTAACTTCAATGTTATCGTTTGACGCTTTGAAAAAGAATTCACGTTGAAACGCTCCGTGTTTATTTATGAAGTCAACCTTAACAGGTGTATACAAACACTCTTCAACAGGTTTAAATGTCCATGTCGCTTGAACTACATTTGAACTATTTATAACATCAACAATCCACGGTTCTGTAAATCTACTGTTATAACAACGTGGCACGTAATACCATGAGTTTACCAACGCTGAACTAAGGTAAAGAGTGCCCTCCGAATCAGTCCATCTAATCTTATCATTTGCTGCAACGTAAACCATAATAAAACCTGCATTCGCGCCACTATGATAGTAATAGTTTTTTTGGTCTAATAAGTAATTACCACCGTTATAATTAACACTATTAGAAAACTCTGAGTATCCATCAGTTGCAATGTAATCAGTTGTGTCTACTAATGTTTCTGTTGCTACTACTGTTTTATATCTCTTTACCCTTACATTTAACTTTTGAACACTACCATAAGAAGATGTTAAGGTTGTAATGTTTGAATAAACCGTATGGTCAAAATATTCCCGAATGTAAGGCGCAATGTCATAATATGTTGTTGGAGCGTTTGAAGCAGGAATTGCTTTACCAAGTGTATATTGTGGTGTACCGGAGAAAGTTGTTGCACTGATAAACAATTCAATCTTTGTACTAACTTGACTTGCTTCATTGATACTAATTTTATAAGGTGACCTTGCTCTAATCATTTCGGTTGTTTAATTGAGTAGTTAAATATCTTTTCTAAATCTATTTTCAAGTCGTTGACTAATTCTTGAGGTAAACGTTTATAAGCGGCTTCAAATGGTTTAGTGAAAAACAAAGTAGGACGTAAGCCTTTCGCGTAAATTGACCTTGTGATAATCCATGCAGTCGCATCGTAAGATAAAAATTTACCTGTTGACTTTTTTGTTTCGGGGTCACGTTGTCTAAACTGAAATTTGCGAGCTTTAACCCATCTTTGTATCCCTTCTGTTAATCCACCCTTTGCGCCCTTGCCACTTCCGAACTTATACGGTGAGTTCGGCGCTCTCGAACTTGAACGTTTACCCTTAACCCCTTTGTCTTGATAGTTACCATACTCCTCCATCTGAAAATTAAGGTAATATCCTTTAGCGTAAACCTTCGCTTCACCCTTCAATGAGTTGTATAATTTTCGTGTGTTGTTGTGGCTCCCAAAAGGTGCGCGTCCTTTAGTTAAGTTAGTACGAGCCTGTTTAATTACCGAAGCCTTGAACTTATCCAATGCGCCTTGTAGCCCCGACTCCCTTAAATCTGCTAACATATTGTCATTTCGTTTGGAGCCAACACATCAAAGGTCATTGTCCAACCTGCAACCGCATCGGTAAACCTATCAACAAACGGCTCACAACTTGCAGTGTCATCCAACACTTCATACCCAGCATCGTTAATATCTCCACGTCTTACCCTCTCAAATATTCTATTTAGTATGCTTAAAGTAGTGTTTAACACATCATCCTCATTGTCATTACCCTTGTAAATATCCGTTACATCGTCTTTACTAATGTCAACTATTGACATCATAACCAATGACACATTATACACCGTTGTATTCCCTCTAAATGCTACATCGTTAAATATAATGTGACACAATGGGTACATATCTTGCTTAGCATTTGTGATTTTATCTAGGCTGCCCTTCGTTACTCGATTCACTAAAGGGTCTGCAAGTATAGAATCATGCAATAATGTAGATAGGTTATAATAGTTTTTCATGTGACTTCTTTAATTGATTAACTTCGATTCGGCTTTTTTGTTGTTCGAACGTTAAAAAAGTTAAGCACTGATGAAGCCCGAGCCCTGTAACTTCGTCAAATCTTCTAATATCTCCCTGAGCGACATGATAGATTGAGCTATACCATCCCCATTGTTTTGAGAATTGAACATTCTCTGAATATGGGTTTTGTTCTTCATTTTCTCCAAAGAGGACAGCGTACTGCCGATTAATTCTATTCCTAAAGTCCAAAAAAAAACCGATGCAGGAAGTACAACGTCCAACGGTGCGTATTTTAACACCTCTGAGTAACTTAAATCACCTTTGTAAGGTTCTATTTCATACTTGCCTTTAACGTCCTTTACAATTGGTCTATACATCACTGCAAGTGCTTTGTGTATGTTTTGAAAGTCCCCGATGTTAGCTTCAATGTCGATATATTCCCCCCATGATATTTCCTCAAGGTCAGGAATAAATCCAAACTCCACACCGTTCAATTTAAATCGATGTTTGAACTTTGTTTTCTCGTTAAAGATTTTATTGAAGTGTTGCACCAACTCAATTACGGTCGATGCTTTCATCTTAACAACTTCCTTTAATTCAAGCCCACAAAATATCTCAATCATTTTTTGAAATACAAACTCTTTGTCATCTGAGTTGTTCAAAGTAAGCATGTACTTTTGGTACCTATCTAAACTGATCTCTGATAAGTTGGAAGGGATGTCAATTTCAATCTTCATAAATACTTTCTATTTCTACTTTATAACCTAACTTTTCAAGAATGCGCCTAACTATTGTTTCAATGTCTTGACTATCGACTACTTGCTCTCCATTTACTTCTGTTATTGTACCGTAATCAAGACAACATCCATCAGCACAGGAATTGTTATAATGTGTAATTGTTATATCTACTTTCATTTTGCTATCATTACTTTAGCCCTTACACCCTTCCAATATTTCAATGACGCTTCAGCTTTCGCAACTTCATTGTCGATTGATTCAACACATTGGAACTTCCAATTATCCCCATACTCATCTTTGTAAGCGTCTACAACTTTAACACTACTTTCATTAATCATTTGTCTTAAACTTTTACCTGATTCCATCTAATTCTTTTTTTAATTGTTCAACTCTATTATTCAAATATTCTATTTCTTCCAATACTACTTCACTTTTAGTTAGAAACCTAACCCCTACGATTTCGGTGTTAACATGAGTAAATCCTTTTTCTTTAAGGTTATTTAAATGAATTATTAAATCGTCAATATTTTTTACCGCTGTTTTAAATTCATAAATATTTCCTTCGTACACTTGCCATACAAATGTAGAATCATTTTCTTTTATTAATCTCTCACCTAATTCCATATTTACCTTTATTTGGGTTACTTAATTGATAACTAACTGCATATCTTAACGCATCTAACGCGTGGTTATATTTATCTATCGGTGTTTCTGATTTCTTTTCAAGCCAACAATAGTTATTTAATTCTTTTATCAAATCTACGGAATTTTCGTCAATAATTAAGTCATAGTCTTGTAATAAACTTATTCCATATTTTACTGAATCTGCTCCTTTGATTGTAGGTACAATGTTAAGACCTTGAGACTTTAATTCGTTAATCAAACGTGGCTCTGCATTATCGGCAACTATTAAGTCGCGCCCTGCAAATTGCCTATTTAGTTGTGAAAGTTGTGATGTGGTCAACCCTGTTTGATAAATATGAAGTCTAACATAAATTATCTTGTTAGTTTTATCTATTGACGTTTCAACAAGTGTAGAAGGGTCGTTACTAAATCCGTAATCTTGACCAAACACTGAACCATTATCTTTATTGTATGCTCCAATTCTCCAATTGGTAAAGATAACTCCTTCTGCTTTCTCTAACCATCCTCCGAGTATTGTGTGTTTATACTTGTCGGGACGGCGTTCTTTTATCGTTTTTATTTGATTTAAGAAACTTTCAGATAAGTTTGATATATTATCCTTATATGTTGTGTGAATGTACGTAGTATCGCCTTTTACTGTATTAACTCCCGCTTCAACTCCTTTCGATTCAAAAAACTTTTGGTAGATGAAATGTTCTTTAGTAGCAGGGTTTAGGATAAGTATTACCCTGTTTTGTTTTTCTTTATGTCTTATCGAATAATCAATCTTATCAAATACATCTTCATCTGTTAACTCTTCAGCTTCATCTAAAATCCAACAAGTAACTCCAGCCAATGATTTTAAGTTAGCGGTTTGGGTTCCGCTCGATGTTTTAATGCCTTTGAATAGTATCTTACTCCCTGTTCTTAGATTTATTATTTCATCCTTTGTAATGTGAAAATCTTTGTGCTTATCTAGTATATCAATCTTATCAATAAATTCAGGTATAATAGAGATGTGAGCAGAAGTAAGAGTGTACCTTGTAAATAAGATAACATGGTTGCTTTCGTATGTAAGGAGTAGTAATAGTAAATTAATAGAATATGACTTACCACTACCCCGACCACCTGTAATAATGAAATATCTACTATCATTTGCAAATGTTTTATATTTCGGGTTCAGTACTACCAAAACTTATTAAGTCTTTTAGTGTTGTTGTGTTGATGTTAATGTCGTTCTCAACTCTTTCTTTTGGTTTACCATATGAGTATTCAATGATAATCTTTGAGGCACTAATTTTATCAGCATCCTTTGACTTGTCGCTAACTACTATATTAGCTAGACATTGTATTGCATCTAGTGAATAAGGAATCATTAAGTCTCTAATTCTGTTCTCCTCATCTTTTGGTTTACGACCTGCTCCCGGTCTCGCTCCTCCTGTTCCAGCCATTGATTTTGTATTGTTTATTCGATTACCCTAAAAAACCGCCTTGCCCTTCTGGAAAAGACTCTTTGTTGTATTCGTTAAATACTATTCTAACTTTGCGTAACATATCGTTTAGACAACTAGCGCATGAAGTTGGTCTCTCGTTTGTTTTGAAGACTCTATTGTAAACCTTTAAGAACTCAACTTGTTGACTTGGTTTAATCTTAACAGAGATTTGAGGCAATAATTCTTCCAATAGCTTGTACTCGGGTTCTGTTAAACATTCAGGAGTTTTGTAAGGGAATAACTTGTTAAGTACTTCTTTACGTTTATCACAGCCACAATCTTCTCCTGCAACGAATTCAACCAATTTGTCAATCTTAGTATACTTCGTTACTTTCGCTACTGTATC